ACGACCGCCATGACGAAGCTCAGCGGCAACAGACAAACCCATTTCACATAGAGCATCAATTCACCCATAAAAAAAGCCCGCGCACTGGCGGGCCTGAGCAGACAGATAGCAAGAGGGGCCGAACTCCCGAAGAAGAACGGCCCCTGCGGCTTAACGCCTCTTGCCGATCAGCCACGCCGCAATAATGACGGCAATGACGAGCCCATCAATATTGATGTCGCCCGTCACCACAACGATGTCGTGTGGCATAATCTGACACGAAGCAAGAGTGAGGGCATGCATAACCACCCCTTGCATCAAAGACTCAGCCCGGTGTTAGCGCACTGGGCTTTGTCGTTTCTACACCCCTTGCGGGGGCCTATCCTCCGGCGATACGCCGGGAATTCCTTGCCTCGGCCGTCGGTAGGTGTGGATAGGCAGGAACAGGCTATGTGCCGCGTCCTTGCTTCGTGCTGGCGGCGATAGGCTTTCGTCGGCCCACCCGCCAAGGAGCGCATTGATGAGCTGATCAAAGGCGATGAGCACCTGCTTCAGATAGCGCCACATCACTTCGTCGAGAAGTCAACCGGATGGAAGGCGATGACGATCTTTTCCAGCTCCTCTTTCGTCTTCGCCTTTTCAATCGCGTCGCGCAACTTCCACTTTTCCTGATAGGCTGCCTGTCCAGCCTGAATAATTTCGAGCTGCAGAGTCTTGAGCTGGTCAATACTGACTTGATGCCCAACGTTGTTGGCGTCCATGAAGATCAGACCGCCCCCGCTCTCCGTGTCCACGAAGGCGGCCGAAGATTCCGCCGCCGTGACTAGGCCGTTCACGTCCTGCATGGCGCGGGAGTCCGAGTCGGCTTCGAAGCCCAGAGAAGACTTTAGTGTCGCGCCGTCCTCATACCAAGACGTAAAGGCAGAGTCGAGGGCCCGCATCTTCTCGGAGCGCGCTTCCTCAACAGTCTGTTCCGGAATCTTTTCGATCGAGCGGGCATTCGTTTCCGGGTCTTGGACCAGGCGATAGGTCGTCGAGTTCTTCGTGAGCTCATCGAAAGCCGTGCGGAGTTTGTGAATTCTTTTCGTCTGTTTGTGATGATCGAGCACGATGCCGACGCATTCCTCGACTGTTTGCGGAATAGCTTCCGCCACCCAGCCATTTTTGTCGGCAGACAGCTTGAAAAAGTGCTTCCCATCGTCTTCGGGGGCGGCGATGTCATAGCAGTCCGCGCCGAGCATCAGCGAGCCCTTCGCGTCGGCCATGCAGGCCACCATGCCATCAAAGTAGCCGTCCTCATCGACGTGCGGGATTTCTTTGATCTCATTGGGCTTCATGTCGAAAAACCTCTCTACAAGAAAAATTGCGGCCTTGCGACCGCGTGAAAAGCGATACACCGTGACCGATGGCCACGGCCTCACCCTTCGGGTTCACCCCTCGGGGGTCAAAAGTTGGTGTCTCCGCATTTCCTACGGAGGCAGGGTTACTGATCTGAGCCTCGGACGATGGTCCGAGGTCTCTCTGATGCAGGCCCGGCAACTGGCCCGCAGAAAGCGGAAGGAGTTGGGGCAGGAGCCGCCCCGTGGATACGTCCTTTCAGACGCCTTCCGCCTGTGGCGCAATCTCAAGCGCGGCAGAATCACCTCCTACATGGACGAAAAGCGCCGCCTTGAGCGTTATGTCATCTCCCCCCTCGGTCGCCGTCAGCTCGATGAGATCACCGCTCCTCTTGTCATTGCCACCGTCCGGCACATCGAAGCCGAAGGCCATCAAGCCACACTCAAGCGGGTTCTAATGCGAACGCGAGAGATCATGGATTTAGCTGTCTGCGCTGGATACATCCAGCACAACCCTATCGATCGAGTAAGCCGCGTCTTTGCGGCGCCCATCGTTAAACCTATGCCGGCACCGCCGTGGCGCGAACTCCCGCTCGTCATGGAGACGATGAAGGACGCTCCCGCACGCATGCGCGTGCTCTTTCTTTTCTCACTCTGCTCGATGCTTCGACCAGGCGAAAACGCAAAGCTTCGCAAGTCGTGGATCGAGGCGGACGTGCTCACGATCCCAGCTGTCGAGATGAAAAAAGGTCGCGCTCATCGCGTGCCGATCACGGCTTTCATGCAAACGCTCATTAACGCAGAACAGAGGCTCTCTCCGCACCCGCGCTCAGATTTCATCTTTGCAGCCAAGCAGACTGGTAAGCACGTCAGCGCGCAAGCTCTAGCGAAGCATCTGCACTCAACAGACCTTTCCGGAAAGCCTGTCTAGTCGACGAGATCCTTGATCCTGCAAAGCACTAGAGCCGATCTAATCGATCGAGAAGCATGTGCCTAGCCCTATGTTCTACAGCTATAAAACGCAGGTCTAGAAACGTGCTTTTGATGACCGAATATAACGGGCAAGTTTGGCGCTTCCAAGGCCGATAGTCAGGTTATTTCAGGTGCGTTTTCAAACACCGGCTACCTGACCGGGGCTGATGGCAAGCAAAGCTCAGCGGTTCAATTTTCTTTTACTGCTTCGTCGTCTGATTCGACGTTTGGACGATCTTCGGGTGTTCAGCCTCCAGCGATAGCATTGCTTCCATGCATTAAATCTTGATGCACGCGAGTAACGCTATGCTCGGCGGCTGAACAGTAGACGCCGCGCCGTACACTGCCGAAGAACGCGAAGAATTCAGCGTCACGCGTCCTCCATCCCAAGCGCCACCTTGATTAGAGTTCAAGCCTATGCGTGCTTCCCCAGTAAATGCTCCAGTGCATTGCATCCCTGAAGTATTACCGTGCTCAGTAAATGTTCCGCTGATATTCGGCGCCGAATATCACGGGACAAATTGGGCAAGATGACTATCAAGCCGCTGATATCGATGGATCCTTTTATGTCAAAAGCATTCAAGGATCCACAAAATCTGGTGGCGCTAACGACCGACGACGACAAACTGGTTTTCTCGCTTCTCGCAGCTCGTCTGTCTTCGGCTCTTCTTCAGGCGTTCAACCACCAAGCATTGCCCTGATACCTTGTATCAAAATTTGATACAGGGGAGTAGCGCCATCGATGGAGGTTGAACGGTTGTACTGTTGCCGTAGGCTTCGTTAGACCAAGAAGCGTCAAATTCCAAACGGTAATTTGAACCGTTTGCATGCCCGCTATAAGCCGTATCACCTACATTAACGGGCTTGAGCGCCCCATTTTTTTCATAAAGTAAGCCGTACCAAGGCGTAGGTAATTTATTGATTTGACCCGTTATATTCGGTAACCCAGCTGAGTGGTAAGTGCCGACAGAACCAGTGTACGTTGTGCCTTCGAAGAAGCGACCGTTCAAATTCGGCAGGCCAAAGGTTGTCGACCCGTTGCCGGCACCGTAGATCGTACCGATAGCCGCGAAAAGGGCCGCGTAGTCGGTTCGGCTCACATTCGCGCCGTTGCAGATGAGCCAGCCGCTCGGGACCGTGCGCCCGGCGTAGTGGATGATGGTGCCGGGCGGGACCGCCGGCGGATTGAAGGCCTGGACCATCAGCTTCGTAAGGAAAGGCGTCATCAGAACGTCCTTTGCGGTGCCTTCAGTGACTTGCCCCTCGGTCGCGATAATCGCGGGAAGAAGATGCGAGAAAGCGACGCTCCGCGTCGCGAGGCGTGCGCCGTCGACCGCGCCTTGTGCGATCTTGTCATTGGTTACGCTGCCCGCCGCGAGTTTTGCCGTCGACACCGATAGATCCGCGAGGTTCCCCCCGACGACGGTTTTCGCGGTCAGCTTTGCTCCGGTGATCGAGGCGTTGGCAATCTTTCCGCCCGGGATAGTGTTATCGGCGAG